GCATCCGTCTTGGCTTCTGCCGCTGGCTTGGCCTCGGGTTCTGCAGGCGCAGGCGTTTCCTCGCGCGGCGGCATGCGGTCCTGCGTCCATTGGACAAGGGTCTCGCCCGTCACCAGATTGGCATCAGCCACTTCACCGCTCATTGCGTCCTCGCTTGTGTCATCGTGGTCAATTCGGCCTCTTCCTGCTCAACGGTGCGGTTCAGCACCTCCAAGTCGGACCGGTTGTTGATGCCGGTCTTCAGCAGCTCGCGGAAGGCGTTGATCTCGGCCACGGACAGGGCCACCTGCGCTTTCACGTGGGTGTCCTCCATCCAGGCCTGGTTTTCCTGGTCCTCGATGTGGGCCGCTGCGGTCTGCTTCATCAGCTCGCGCTTGGTGGCGCCGTCCTGCTTCATCTGCTCGATGCCGGCGCGGGTCTTCAGCTCCATGCCAGCGGCCATGAGCTGCTGCTCAAGCTGCTGAATGACCTGCTGTTGTTGCTGCAGCTTCATCTGCACCTGGGGCGGAATCTCGGACTCGCTGTCGATCTGCGCCATCGGGTTTGCTGCGGCCAAGCGGTCGGCGATGATGTCGGCGCCGGGGAAGTCCATGTTGCGGAAGATCAGGTCACCCGCCACGTTCATGAGCTGGTCATTGTTGCCCAGCAGCGGCATCAGGGCGGCGACGGCCTCTTGGCGCTTCGTGGTCAGGCCCGGGCCGGTGTCCATCACCACCATGTACTCGCCCGTGGTCACGTCGTTAAGGATGGCCTCGACCGGCCCCGGCGTGTCCGGGCCTGGGCTAGGGTTCTGCTCGTTCAGCGTCACCGGCTTGGCCTTGCCGTCGTCGCCAATGATGCGCACGATGCGGCCCGGTTCGGCGTAGTAGCTCGGCACCAAGTCAACGAGGATGCGACCCACTTGGGCCATGCTGCGGGTCAGGTTGTCATAGAAGTTGAAGGTGGCGTTGTCCGACTGCTGGCGCTCGGCTTGCAGCGCCTTGCCGGACTGGTTGCCGCCAATGCGAACGGCCGGGTCCACGATGCCCAGCACGGCCGACAAGTCCTCGCTGATCGCAGCAGCGGCAGCCATGATGCCGGCCGGTGGCGGCTCGGGCTGCAGGCGCACAGGGGCAGTCGCAGGCGCACCGTCAGCGTCGCGCTGGTTGAAGTGCAGAACCGGCGCGCTGCTGTTGTTCGCGTCGTGCCACTCGTTCTCGAAGCCCTCGTCCTGACCGGCCGCCATGACCCACTTGGCTTTGGGCGCGAGGGCCATGTATTCGGTCTGGGCGCTGCGCCAATAGTTGTAGTTCCGGGCCGGGTCGATAGCAGACCTGACCAGCCCCTTACGGCGGCGCTTGCCGTCCACGATCATGGCCTTGCCGTAGACGGGAATGATCGGAAGCCACTTGCCGGGCAGGTCGCGCTTCTCCAGCACCTCGGTGGCCGTCAGCTTCCAATACTTGAGCTGGCGCACGAAGCTGGGCCGCTCGCGCACAATGGCCAGCGGCGGCAGGCCGGGCGGCAGCGTATCCTTCCAGCCCACCGAGCCATCGGCCAGCATGCACAGCGTGCGTGCTTTGCGCTCGATGCGCCAGTATTCGGCCACCCGGATGTCTTCGGCATTGACCCAGGATTCGCCCTCGGTGCCCAGCGAGCCAGCCTGAAAGTTGGCCCCGTCGTCCTTGCCCGGGTGATTGCGACGGAAGGTGCTCTTGGGCATCATGGTTTCGATCAGGCACTCCTCCCCGTCGCTGCCATCGGGCCAGACGCTGTTCGGGTCGAAGTGAACGCTGAACGGGTTCTCGACGGGCGCAAGGTACAGCTCCTGCTCGAAGCCGGTCTCCGACACGTAGTCGGCCAGCACCCGGATGAAACCTTCGCCGCCCGTGATGGCGCAGCTGAAGGCTGTGTCATAGGCCAGATCGCCGCCGCCCCGGTTGTTCTCGATGTGCCGGATCAGGCCCTGGTACACCTGCGCCACCTTGACCGTGGCCTGGCTGCCTACGGGGTCCACCTTGATGCGAGGCCGTTGCTGACGCTGCTGATTCTCGACCTGCGTGCAGTAGGCGTCAGTCTTGTTGATGGTCAGAGCCGGGCGCCTGTCCAGCGTGCGGCTGCCTTGGATCTGCAAGGGCCATTGTTGGCCAGCGCGGAACCGCACATCCTCTCGAGCCAGCTGGCGGTTCTCGCTCTCGGCGTCCTCGCACAGGTGCAGGAACTTGACGGCCGACTGGATGATGTCCTGATCAGTGGCGCCAGGCTTGATGTCGCGGTCGTGCTGGTCCTCGTGGCTACTCATCGCGGCCCTCGCGCAGCGTCTTGATTACCGGCTCGCAATGGGTGGCGCTGAAATCTTCCAGGCTCAGATGCAGGTCAGCAGCCGGCACCGGACCAACGCGGATGTAACGGTTTCCCACAAGCCACAGCATGCGCTCGCCCTCGTGTATCACGTGCAGGCTGGTGCTGCCCTTGGAGAGTCCCGCCAGCCGCTCCAGTTCTGACTGAATCATTCTGTGCGTGATCAGGCAGCGGGCGTCAGTCTCCATAGAAAGCCCGCACCTTGTTCGCCTGATCCACCAGCGCGGTGGATGCGGCTTCCATCTTGGGCTTGTCGCCGGTCGGGATGACGCGGTGCAGTTCCTGCCAGCGGTCGAAGAACTCAACCAGCAAGACCAGCAGTTCCGCTTGGTCATCCTCGGACATGAACGACAGGTCAGTTTTCATGGAGGCTGTCAGTTCGGCAGGGGTCAGCAGTGTGTTGCTCATGACATCCACGCATCGGCGCCCTGATACGCTGGCACCACGGCCTTGGCCTTGGCACGGCGCGGATTGACCAGCCCCGGAAACAGTTCGGTAAGGCCCCAAATCAGCGCATCCGCCCGGTTTGGCGAGCCCTGGCCAAGGTATCCCGTTGTGCTGAATCCGCCCAGTTCGTCCTCCAGTTCACGATGAAACCCGACATGACGAATTTTGCCCTGTTCGTACAAAGCTGAAAAGGGCTCGGCACGGACCGCCTTGCCCCGGCTGGCCGTCACTTGGCGAAATGGCGTGCGGGGCCTGGCGGTCTGAATCACGGTTTCGACCATGGCACCGCCGTAGTTGATCTCTCCCACCAAGACGTCGGCTTCGTGACGGTCAAAAGCCGTTGTAGCAACGCTTCCCCAGGTGGCTGGTCCTGCTTTGACGGTGCAATCTTCGAGCACGTAGGCGTTCCCATCCTGACCAAGACCCACAACAACGATGCCGATGCTGTCGTTGTCAGCGTTGTCAGTATCACCACTGCCAGAAGGATCGACCGCAACGACGACCCTGATGAACTGGGGAAGCTCTCCTGTGACATGGCGCCACCTTTCGATGTGTTCGTCTGGGAACAAGGCATTGGGCGTTGCATCGGCAAACTCGCCGCGCAAGAAACGTTTCTGCAGCCGCTGGCTCAGGCCGCCGAGCGTGTTCTCAATGTAGCCATCAGGCAAGTTGGCCCGATTGTCCACCGGGTTCATCTGCATTGAGACGTAGTTCTCCGGGTGTGGCAGGCCGAGCTTGGACTCGGGGTCGCGGTGCTCGACAAAGAGCCGGTACGTCCAGTGCGCCTTGCTGGGCGGGTTGCAATCGTAGACCATGCGCAGCGGCAGGTCGGCATCAGGCAGGCCCGGCCCGGTGATGCGGCACTTCTGCGCCAGCCGAGTGGTCAGCAGGCCAATGCTGGCCCACGGGATCTGGCTGCACTCGTTCGGGTAGATGGTGGCGAACTCCAAGCCGAGGATCTTCTCCACGCGTTCCTTGTCGTCCAGCCCAGCCAACCAAATCTGGCTGCCGTTGGGCAGTTCCCAGTAGCCCATGCGGTCGCGCCACTCAAGGTTCAGCGCCGGCCACTCGGCCTTGGCCACCTTGGGCATGGTGTCGGCCCGGATGGACTGCATCACGGCGTTCATGCGGTAGCGGCAGATCAGGTGCCGGCTCTCAGGTGCCATCAGGGCACGGGCCAGCACACGCCGGCAGAGGATGAACGTTTTGCCGCTGCGGCTGCCGCCCCACAACATGATGTGCTGGGCCTTGCCGCCTAGCAGACGCTGGGCCTCAACCTGCTTAGGGGTCAGGATGGCGGGCATGCGCCCTCGACATCATCCGGCCGGACCCCGCCTAGCTGCACATGGCCGGTCAGCGCCATGTCCACGCTGCTCAGGCTCGGGTGCACGTATGGGGCTGCTGCCTTAGCCGCTGACAGACGCAGCGCTGGGTCGTGGCAGTCGTCGCGCATCATGCTCAGCAAGAAGTCCAGCGGGGTCATCCCTGACGCCGCGATTCTTGCTGCTGTGGCGGCCGTCGCCTTGTTAGGTGTTCCCTTGGCGCGGCCACCAGTCTTGACACCGGCGGCCATCTATTTTGATCTACTTCAGACGGTCACAAACCCAGCTTTTGCTTCACCGCCGTGAAAGCAAAGAACTGCTTGATCTTGTCGACTTCCTGGCCGAGCCAGTCCGGCGCGAGGGTCTCCAGGTTCACCAAATCCTGCTTCTTCTGCTCGAGCGTCGCCTCAAGGGATGTAATCTCGGTCTGGATCGTGTCGCGCAGCGTTGCCATGGGTGGGCTCCTGTGTTGGTCGCAGTTCAGGCGCGGCGATTCTAGCACGCGGTTTGCTGTCCTTGG